TTAATGGATGATACTAGCAGGTATACGGCAAGGGAAGTAAAAGAAATGTTAGAGCGTAAGGATGCACAGTTACTTGTCCTTAAAAGTAAGAACTCTAAGCAGAACAGTGAGCTTGCCAGACTTTCTGTAAAATTAGAAAGAGTAACTAAAGATAAGCAAGGTCTATTGGCCGACATCAAATGGATGAGAGGAGCTAAGAATGAAAGTTGATTGCCCAGAGTGTGCAGGCAAAGGTAAGGCCGAGTACGAACGCTTTGTAGTTGTCGGCCCTACGGGTGGATACTACGAGGACTTCTGGAACGAGTGTGAAAACTGTAACGGGTCTGGCTCCATAGAGGTTGATGAAGAAGACCTAGAGGAGGAGGTCACTGATGGGTAACGAAGAGTTAAGCCTATCGGCACAACAACAACTGTCTTACTTCAGACAACAAGTTGACAGGCTACAAGAGGAGCAGAACAAGCGTGACGCTTCGCCGAATGTAGGGAACGAACTATTCATAGCAAGGGAGGAACTTAAAACTTACGTCAGAGAACTGCGGGAAGCAGGGCATAATATTTAGGAGAGTAACATGACTAAGAAACAAGAAAAAATATGGTCATATAAAGTTGACCACCCAACGGCTTCTGTAAGTGAAGTAGCTAAGGCTACCAAATCGTCTTACGGGTACGTGTATAAGCTATTCCAAAGTATCAGCACACCGAAAGAAGTGTTTGAAGCAGAGGCTAAGGCACGTAGTGTACCACCGTTAGTAATCACAACACGTAGCACTGTGCTAGACTTAGCTAGGAAGTACGTGACCAAGGATCGTGCGGAAGAACACGGTAACATGGGAGATAACTTTGCTATGATCGCAGGACTATGGTCTGTGTACTTAGGTAAGGAGATCAAACCACATGATGTTGGTGCAATGATGACGTTGTTGAAGACGGCGCGTATCAAGTCTAACCCTGCACATTTAGACAACTGGGTTGATGGTGCTGGGTACATGGCTTGCGGCGGTGAGCTTGCAACCGACAAGTAAATCAAAAATAGAACTGGGTGTTTACTATGCCCAGTTCGACAGCATGAGAGTAACGCTGGTAGCACCACCTTGGGGGGACGATGACAATGGACATAGTGACTTTAGACTTCGAGACGTATTACGACAGGGAATACAGCCTGTCGAGGATGACAACAGAAGCATACGTCCGCGACCCAAGGTTTGAAGTTATAGGTGTAGGTGTTAAGGTTAACGATCACGCTACTGATTGGTACACTGGTGAAGATACTGGTAGGTTCTTACACTCTACAGATTATAGTAACAAAGCTATACTGTGCCACAATACTGCGTTCGACGGGGCCATATTGGGTTGGCGTTTCAAGATCAAACCTAAGCTGTGGTTGGATACCCTATCTATGGCTAGACCTAAGCATCAGATGACAGTGGGCGGCTCACTGAAGAAACTTACTGACCACTACGAGTTAGGTCAGAAGGGGGACGAGGTGCAGAACAACCTCGGTAGACGCCGCAAAGATTTCACAGACGAAGAGATGGGCCGCTATGCAGACTACTGCATACAGGACGTTGAGCTTACGTATAAGCTATTCAAGAAACTAGTTAAGGGTTTCCCCAAGGCTGAGCTAATGGTGATAGACCAGACGCTACGTATGTACACAGAGCCTACGATTGAATTAGACTACAACGTGTTGGTGGAACACCTACAACTTATTCAGGAGCGCAAGGCCGCACTGCTAGACAAGCTCGGCGGTGAAGAGAAAGCTAAGGACATACTGATGTCTAACCCCAAGTTCGCTGGTCTATTGACTGCACTGGGTGTGAAGCCACCAACTAAGATTAGTGTTAGGACAGGCAAGGAAGCCTTTGCATTTGCTAAGACAGACCAAGGTTTGAAAGCACTACTCAGCCACAGTAAGCCATCTGTACGTGCTGTTGTTGAGGCTAGGCTAGGTGTCAAGTCTACTATCGAAGAGACTAGAACCATATCGTTCATGGGTATAGCAGATCGTGGCCCACTACCTATCATGTTAAACTATTACGGAGCGCATACAGGTAGGTTTAGTGGGGGTGACAAGGTTAACCTACAGAACCTACCGCGAAACGGTAAGCTCCGGGCAGCTCTGACTGCACCCAAAGGACAACTCGTTGTGGCATGTGACTCTTCACAGATCGAGGCTAGGATGGTTGCGTACCTAGCAGACCAGAAAGACCTACTACAATCGTTCAGAGATGCTAATGATGTGTACTCTGAGTTCGCTACCGATGTGTACGGTAAGCCTGTTAGTAAGGCAGACAAGTTGGAGCGACACGTAGGTAAGACAGCTATCCTTGGGCTGGGCTATGGTATGGGCGCACCTAAGTTCCAAGCATCACTGAAGTCAGGGTTCCCATCAGTTACAGTAGATGAAAGCGAAGCCAGACGTGTTGTAGATTTATACCGCAACAAGAACCACAAGATTGTTTCGCTATGGAACAGGTGTAACCACGTAATAAAAGACTTAGTATCAGGTGGGTCAGGCCAAGTGTGTAGCATACTAGACTATGATGCAGAAGGTATCAGGATGCCCAATGGTTTATACATACGATACCCTGCATTACGTAGAGGTGCAGATGGGTATGAATATATTAACGATGCTAGATCGTACAAGAACAGACACATGGAAGGTACTAACTGGACTAAGATATACGGCGGCAAGGTAGTGGAGAACATCACACAAGCTGTTGCTCGTATCGTTGTGGCTGAGCAGATGGTAGCCATAGGTCAGCGATACCATGTGGCACTACAGGTTCACGATGAAGTAGTATGTATAGTTGATGAAGATAAAGCTGAGGAAGCTAGAGACTTTATGGTAGAGGTTATGTCTACGCCACCTTCATGGGCATCAGACTTACCCGTGGCTTGCGAAGCGGACATAGGTGCTAACTACGGAGAAGCTAAGTGACAACATTATCCCACTCGTTTTCGGCACTCAAGATGTATGAGAATTGTCCGAAGAGATACTACCATCAGCGTATACTCAAGGAAGTCAAAGACCAAGGTGGCGAAGCTACTATATGGGGTGAGCGTGTACACAAGTTCCTCGAAGACCGGTTAGCTAAGGCGACAGAGTTACCACAAGAGGTTGCTCGTTATGACCCACTGTGTCAGTCCATTATAAAGTTGGCTATGGGTGGTGAGCTATTAGTAGAGCAACAGCTTACGCTCAATGAGAAGCTAGAGATCACAAGCTGGTACGCTAAGGACGCATGGATGCGGTCTATTGTGGACGTGTTAGTTGTTCAAGGGGACGAGGCTGTGATGTTTGATTGGAAGACAGGCAAGCGCAGACCTGATTTCTCACAGCTAGAATTGTTCGCACTACAGGTGTTCAAGCACTACCCAGAGGTGAAGCGGGTGCGTACTGCCTTCGTGTGGCTCAAGGATTTATCTATGGACAACGAGGTGTACACTAGAGAGGATGAACCAGAGCTTTGGTCACGCCTTATGACCAAGGTAGTACGTATAGAAAAGTCTTTAGAAACAAATAGATGGCCAGCTAAACCGAGTGGGCTATGCAACTGGTGTCCGTGTAAAAACTTTTGCGAATACGTATAATTAAACTTGACATACTTTACAGATAGGATTAACTATGGCTACTACACCAGAAGGGCGCATAAAGAAATCGCTTGACAAGATGTTTAAGGAAGAAGGCACTTGGTACTACAGTCCGCAAGCTGGCCCATTCGGGGCCGCAGGGATACCAGATAGGATTGCAGTAGTTAAGGGTTTAATCATTGGCGTTGAGTGTAAGGCAGATGGGACAAAGAAACCTACTGCACTACAGACACGGGCGATGGAGCAGATCGAAAAGGCAGGGGGTAAGTGTTTTCTTGCCTATGATAGTGACACAATAGAGACGGTGAGGGAGTTCATTCGTGCTTGTAATAGAGAAATCAAAGGCGTTAGCCTTAAAACTTAACAACCCAGAACGGGTGTTGGCTACGATACCAACGGCTAAGCTGTGGCATAAGGGCGGTACAGACTACGTTGTAGCACCCCATAGGGTTAAAGAAGTGGGTAAGCTACGAGAGCTTGGCATCAAAGCCCCTTCACCTATACTACACTACTATGATTGGGTAGGGCAGTTCACGCCGTATGACCACCAACGTATGACTTCTGCGTTTCTTACCATGAACACAAGGGCTTTGGTACTTAACGAGATAGGTACTGGTAAGACACAGAGCGCACTGTGGGCGGCTGACTATCTAATCTCAGTAGGTGCTATAAAGAAAGTACTGATCCTCTCCCCTCTGTCTACGTTGGAACGTGTCTGGGGGGACGGTATATTCACGGGGCTTATACACCGTAAACACGTTGTGCTACACGGGACAGCGGCTAGACGGAAGCGGCTACTCAAAACCGAGGCTGACTTCTACATCATTAACCACGATGGTTTTAATATTATACGTGATGAGATCATGGGTATGTTCGACCTTGTTATCATTGATGAGGCGGCAGTGTTACGTAACCCATCGACATCAAGGTTTAAGATATTCCGCAAGTGGCTGAAGTCCCATGAGGACATACGCTTATGGCTTATGACAGGTACACCCACACCTAATGACCCGACAGATGCTTGGGCTTTGGCTACGCTCGTCGGTAACGCTAACGTCAGTAAAACTTTCACTGGCTTTAGAGAACAGGTGATGATGAAGATAGGCCAGTACAAATATGTACCTCGCCAAGAGAGCATGGAGATCGTTAAGCACACCCTGCAACCTGCTGTTAGGTACACTAGGGACGAGTGCTTTGACCTACCTGACACTGTTAGACAGACTAGGGCAGTGTCGCTGACACCAGAACAGGCACAGCATTATAAGACTATGATGCGTCACTTAGTTACTGAGGCGGCAGTTGAAGGTACTATCACTGCGGTGAACGAGGCGGTTAAGTTACAGAAACTTGTTCAGATAGCCTGTGGTGTTGCCTATAGCGACGACGGGCAGAACGTAGAACTGGACTG